TGCATCTGTGGCTCGATTTCCATCAACAATTTAATCACCTTGAAGCTTTCTTTTGCAGGCAATAGCATTTCACTTAATTTGTTTAGATTTTCTATTGAATTTACTAATTTTATTAATTTCATTTTTTCCTCCTAATTTAACTTAACGTCATTGACATATAAATCACCAGTTATCCTTACATCTCCACCTGTAAACATATGAGCATAAGCGGAATACCAAGGTCTTTGCTCGTAACGTAATTGAGATGTTTTTATCACATTCCGCCATCCTATTGCTGCCATTGTTAAAGCGTTTATACTTGTATCAAAATAAATTTGTCCGCCAGATGGTGAGCCATTCCAATTATAAGCGTATGGGCTTAACCATAAACCATCATCATAAAGTGTTGCGTGACCTGTGGTAAATTTGCCTGTTATTTGTATATCTCCACCTGTACTTGATAGCACTGTTGTACTACCATTCATCATCTTTAATCCACCGTCTTTTATTGTTAATCCAGAACTATCAAAGACTAGCTTAGCTGCACTTACTGCCAATGTAATATTGTCTGTTGTCTGTTTAATAGTCGATATGTTTCCCTCAGCTCCAGATATTCTGCTCGTTAGACTGTTTGATGTTTGCGTAAGAGTGCTTATGCTACCCTCTGCCCCACTTATCCTGCTCGTCAAGCTATTAGCTGTCTGTGTTACTGTACTTATATTCCCCTCGGCTGTGCTAATTCGGCTTGTTAGACTTGTTGCTGTTTGAGTAACGGTACTTATATTTCCCTCTGCTGTTAATATCCTAGATGTTAATGTTGTAGCTGTTTGTTCTAATGTGCTAATATCGCCCTCAACTGTGGATATTTGACTTGTCAAGCTGTCTGCTGTTAGTTCAAGACTTCCCATTCTTCCGTCATAACTCGCAACTGACAAAGATATAGTATCAACTGTTTGACTGATTTCTGATATATTTAATCGTAATTCTGTAATTGCTCCATCTTCTACGTGCTGCCAATTTGCACCGTCCCATCTGTAAGACTTATTTAAACTCATGCTATAATAGTCTACTTGCTGTATCATTTCATCAACTGTCATGAGTAAGTTATTAACAATAAATACTTCGTTAGATGTACTAAACCAAACATCCCCCACTTCGGGATTGAGTGGTGCTGTATCCTGCTGAAATTTAAAATTTAAATTAGATTCGATTGTTTGTACTCTTGTATTAAAACTATTTACTGTTTGAGTAAGTACTGTCAAATCTCCTGTGTCTGCATCATATAATTTACTTATAGTTGCATCTATGGTACGTTCAAGTACGTTTGTTTTTCCTCTAATCTGCAATATAGATTGATTTATAGACTTGTTAATGCTCCTGTCAAGGTTTCCTGTCGCATTATAAACATCACTACCGTTTGTCATCTTGCGTGTCATTATTACCCCGTTTATGACTTGTCCTTTGCGTGTAGTAACAGTAATAACATTGCCCACTTTAATCAATGGATTAGAGTTCAACGTTATTTCATACGGCGTATATGCAAAGTCTTTAATTGCGTTATAAATATTTTCGACTGTCGGTCTAATTTCTGCATCTGTTTCTGCGTACAGTAAGGGATTATTTTGTATAACATAAGCATTTGTACCTGTGCCGACTATTACCCCTATGTCATTTTCTTCAACTCTTACTTGTAATTTGTCTATCTTTTTAACTTGATAGTCTTCTATTTTTACACTATAATAATCTGCATTAGTAACACCATAAATAATGGATGTATACCAGCCTAATTTTAATTGTCCTAACTCGTTGATAATCGCATACTTTGCTGCAATTTCTGCAATCCATTTTAAGAAGTCTCTACCTTTAACATTTATTCCGTTAAAGTTTTTCTGTACAACATAACTCTCATTCAAAAATGTTGTTGTTGCCAGAGGTACTCCTACATAACCACACAGGCCTATTAATAGATTTTTTAATGTTACTGGATATACTACAGTTGCAAGCCATTCATCAATAATTTTGTCAAATTTAATCATCCTATCATAGGCTTTAATTTTTATTATGGTGTCATTAACCTTAGTTGGTTTTTCTGCAATGAAAATACCCATTTGTATATCTTCAAATATACCTGGGCTTGTTTCTACATTTATCTTCCAATTGATTTCTTTACCAGCTAAATTATTTATAAGTTGATTTTGATTGTTTAATTGGAATTCTATAGTTGCTACAGTGCAACTTCCTAACACTATATCCGTGCCACTGTTTACTGTTTGATTATAAGTAACCCCACCAATCAAATTAGAGTTATCATAATCAATTCCATCTACAGTTAATATATTTTCTTTTCTTATTTTATTTTTGAATAGGTTTAAATCCATCTATTCACCTACTTTTCTATGCAATTAAACGTTACATTTCGCCATCGGCCATCATATAAGACTGCTGTGTAACATTCGCTGTTATTGCTACTCGTAAAACAATTTATTGTGTTAATCCCCAAAATAGGGTCTTTGTATGTCAAAGTATATTCCTTACCTTGAATCTTACTTAAAACATTTGCAATTTCTGAATCTGTTAACATTCTATACTTTATATACACCTTGCGTTTTGCTGTCCTAATCCAATCAATATGTGTTACGCCATCATCTGTTGTAGCACTATCTGTAATGCTATCAATATCAACCTGTATGGCATAGTCAGGGTCATAGATAGCCTCACCATTGATTTTTAAAATTGTCGATAATTTTCTCATCTATGCCCTCCTATACCATTATTGGATTTTCACCATTCATTATTGTTAATTCATTTATAAAGTCAATTGCTGTCTTTCCTATATCATCTTTTCCTATTACTGCTGTCATATTCTTTTCTCTTAATGTTCTTTCTAATTTCTGTACCGCTTCAACTACCGCGATAAAACCTGTTGAAGTATCAGCCGTATTAGGACTAGCCATTTGAGAATATCCAATATTATAGCTACCGATTGTCGCTCGCGCTAAGCTATCCATTGCATTTGATACAGGACTTATATTATCCTCTATTCCTTCTGCAATGCCCATTGGTAGCCATTTACCCACTTCATCAGCCATTACTTTAGATGGCGAGGATATGCCAAAGAAAGACTTGATGCCATCTGTGATACTACCTACAAAACCGCTTATCTTGCCTAAAATCCATTCCTTGACAGATGCAATACCTTCCCACAAACCACGAACAATATTAGCACCTATCCCTACAAATTGCCCTACTAATCCGCCAAACGATTTAAGTAAAGCATTAATAACTTGAGGTATCTTGCTTACAATCTCTGGTATAGCTTTTACTATTCCCATTGCCACTGTGCCTATTAATTCTAAGCCCTTTTTTAAAAACTCTGGATAATTTTCTACAATTGTACCAATTAATGAGGCAAGCACATTTGATATTGCTTCTATTATAGCTGGTAGGTTATCCCATAAGCCCTTTGCTAAGTTAAAGATTAGTTGAATACCTGATGCCAATATTGTTGGCATAGCTTCCCATATAGCAAGAAGAAGATTCCTTAAAATTTCTCCTATACTCGTTATAACACTTGGTAACCCTTCGAATATTCCGTTTGCAAAATTAGATATAAATTCTATACCTTGTTGTAATATTATAGGCAATTGCTCTTTTATCCATGTAACCGCATTTCCTATAACTTTAGCAATCTTTTCTATAAATAGAGGAATACCCGTTACAATCCCGTTTGCTATGGTAGATATTAATTCCCCACCACTTTCCATAAATGCTGGCCCTGCTGCTTGAATAAAGGTTACAATAGCACCAGGCAATGCAGAAATTATATTGCCTACCATCGGCAAGAAATTTCCAAATAGAAAAGTTGATACTGTTTCCGCTAAAGCTTTCAATGATGGTCCAACATTTTCACCTAATGCTAAATTTCCTAAAAAATTTGTAAAAGCACCTTTCATAGATGCAAATGAGCCGCTTAGAGTTTCTGCTGATTCTTTTGCTGTAGTTCCTGTTATGCCCAACTCTCCTTGAACCGTATGTATTGCATCGTAAACATCTGCTAAATTGCTAATATCATACTCAACACCAGATAGCTTAGTGGCATCTGTAAGCAATCGTTCCATTTCGGTCTTAGTTCCACCATACCCTAACTTTAAGTTGTCTAACATTGTATAATTCTGCTTCGCAAACCCTTGGTAAGCGATTTGTATGGATTCCATGCTAGTGCCCATTTTATTAGCATTATCAGACATATCTATCATAGCAGTGTTTGCTTTATCAGCCGCTTTATCAGTGTCTCCACCTAGCGATTGTAATAAACTAGCACTAAAAGATGTTACATTCGACATATAATCATTAGCTGATAACCCCGCTGTTTTATATGCTTCAGTTGCATATTGTTTTACCTTGTCTGCATTTTCTTTAAATAGAGTTTCAACTCCACCTAAAGATTGTTGGAGATCTCCGCCAGCTGTAAGTGCTGAACCTATAAATTTGCCTATAGCAGCTACAACAACAGCCCCTTTAATTGCAGTAGCAATCATACCACCTGCACTTTTACCAGCCGATGTAGCTTCACCGCCTAATTCTTTAGATATGCTGCCGCTTATACCTTTAGCAGATGGCATAATCTGTACATACGCTTGTCCTAATTCTGTTGCCATTAGTTACCTCCCTTCTATGATTTTTTGTCTTTCTTTTTCAAATTCCTTGCCAGATGCAAATGCACTTACATCGCTTTCTTCTTTGTATAGATGTTCTAATATAGATTTAGGCTTGTTCCTTCCTTTTTCTGCGTCTTTTGTTTTAGTCCATAATAAAAGGTTAAGTCTGTCAATAATTCCTGATAGTAATAAAATATTTGGCGATACTTTTGCACTACTTAATTTCATCTTTATCCTAGAATCGTCTCTTAGCCCTATAGAAAAAATAGCCACCGTTGAAGGTGGCAATTGTCTGTAGTTATATATTTTATAGGTTTCAGCTAAATCGCAAATAAGCGCATTTTCATCGACTTTAATCATCTGTGCAAGGATTAGGAGTTTTTTGTTTCTTCACCGCTATTTCTAAATATTTCGATAATTTCCTGTGTCATTTTATCGGTCGGTACTATCCCATTTTCATTTCTAATGTGGTTCTTTAATTTAGATGTCTGTTCTTTCCCTAAAATTTGGGTAACTATTTTTCCTAATATTAAAGGATTGTCATCTAATTCCCCTAAGTTCTCAATTAATTCGTAATCATTTTTTACATCTTTTGAGATGGTAAATTCAAATCCTGATGATGTTTTTCCTTTTATCATCTACTCCTCCTATGGTGTTACTACTGGTTTTTTAATATATTCATAGTGCGTATTCTCTGTTGTATCTGGAAAAGCTGTTGTAGTGACTTCATAGCCTACTGCATCAGCATCAGCATATACAATCTCGCCTATTTCTGTTATTTTGCTTTGCGGAATTGCTATTCTTTTCAATATTCCACCCTTCATAATCATATCGACTACGAGGGCAACTTCCGGAGCTTCTTTTGAATTAGCCTTAACTGTAATTCCTGCTGCTAAGTCACCTGTTACATTATCGTCTCCGTAAACAAATTTTAAAACGTCTACATTTAGGCCTTCAATTAACTTATAGGCGAATGTATCTGGCTTCCCTGTTTGAATTGCTAAAACTTCATCGCCACCCCATGCTTTAATCGTTTCTGATTCAGGACTGTTTGAGTTAGTTAATCCATCCTCTGATATATACCCTAAAGACTTAAAAGCTACATCTAATGCTGTCGTGGCATCTGTAGACAGTGTTGAGCCTATCGGTGCATAATATACCGCTCCACCTACTTTAGGTTTTGCCTGTGATACGTTTTGTGTATTTTGCATAGTTTATCTCCTCTCAATAATGTTTAATATCGTATATTGCTTGGTATCTATATTGTTTAGTTGTTGTGTCTGTAAAATTATAATCAGTGTTTAATTTAACACTTACTATTTCGTCAAGCTCTATAAGGCTGTTTACCGCTTGCTTTGTTTCTTCATTTAACGTTGCTGCATCATACATACTATTTGCGTAACTTTGAAATGCAAAGGTGGACCCGCCTGTTTTATTTAGTCTGTTACTGCCTGTTTTTTCAAAGAGTACATATTTCCCATCTGTTGGTAATGGTTCAGGCTTTTCAAGGTGAACAGGTATGGTAAGTTTTGTCTTTAAGTAGTTTAAAATTATAATCTCTATCATTACCGCACCGCCTTTAAGATTGAGTTGTTTTCCAAATTGTCTTTTTTGGCTTGGTAAGTGCTTGCGTATACCATAGCATTAGCTCTGTTTTTACCTACACGAGCGTCGCTTTTGTAGCCTTCGCCTAGACTATTTAAGGCATTGTCTGCTATGTCTTTTAAAATAGCTTGCATTTCCTCAGATTTCATTAGAGCTCTTACCCCTGATTTATTTAGCTTAAATTCAACCTTACTCATAACGTTCCACCATTACTTTTTTATTCCAATCTAAAGGAATCAATTCTTCTATACCTTGTAATGGAATACCAAATACTCTCCATCTTTCTCCAAAAAATCTAACTTCTTGATTTTCCCATGTGTTTATATCTCCTTTAGGGATTCCTAAAGTATAGACTGCTATTCTGCTTGTCAAGTCCTTAGTGTTAACTATGTCATCAGATGATGTCGGACTGATAAGGACATTATCAACTTCTATTTCTACATCTTCATAAACTGGATTGTCGAACGGATCTGTTCCTGTTTGCTGTTTACTTATAAGAGTAACTGTAATTCCTTTAATTCTCGCCATAAAAATCAATCACCCCATACCTTTGTTTCCTTAGTCCCAATCTTGCAAGTTCTGTTTTCTTAATAAACAATCCACCCCCAGGCACTAAAAATGACCCTTGGAATGAATAACCTAATGCTGATTCGGACATTTGTGTCATTGGCTCGTTGGATGTAGAAGTTAGTAAAGTTCTCGAGACAATATCAACTACTACAGACTTAACGACATTTGCATATGTAGTGCTTTCTAATACCATTGCATCTATGTTTTTGCCTACCTTAATAGCTTCTTCTCTTAAACTATCGGATACTACAGGCAATAATGCTGTTGCTCTATCTGTTTCTTGTGGAGTCATAGGTCGCCATAATTCAATAATATCTTGTATGGTTGCGAAATCTGCCATATTAATCACCTTCCAATAGCTCAATTAATTCTTTTTTTGTTTGTTCAGGTTTATATGCTATACCTTGACTTTCAAGCATTTGAAACAGTTCGACCTTAGTATGCTTTTCTAATCCTTTTTCAACTACTTTTTCACCTTCTTCTACCCAATTTTCACTTATAATTTTAGAGGGACTATCAATGATAGCCCCTGTTTTTATGTTTTTATATCTCATAAGGTTACCCCTATACTGCTGCTTCTGTGATTACTGCAAAGTTATCAGGCTCCATAATTCCCCAGCCTAAATAAACTTCTGCTCTTAGGTAAACTTGATTGTATCCTTTTAAGTCAAGTCCTGAATTGTCAGGGTCTCCAAATTGAATTATTTCTAATGGAATTTGTTTTGCATATCCCCATTTAAAAGAACCTGCGAAGTCGCCTATAACTACTCTATCTCTTGCAGTAGACATATCAGATACATTTCTGCTTACTTGAACATTTAAACCGTTGATTGTTGATGGTGCATTACCCCATGCAAGTTCTGGGAACATTGCATTTCCATCAGTCTTAACTAATTTTGCCAATGCACTTCTAAATGCTGGTGCTATAGCCATTCCTGAAATATCACCTTCTTCAATCATAGCAATAGCTGCTTCAATATCTGCGTTGGCTGTTGCCATACTTAAAGCTGCTTGGACTACATTGTCTACTGCTGTATCAAAGTTATTATCTCCGATTACTGCTGATACTAATCCTGTTCTTGGATTCACTCCATGATAAGCCATTAGGTCAAGTCCTCTTGCTACTTTCCTTGCAAATCCATCATTAAATGCTTGCAAGATTGAAATCTTTTCTTCTTCGGCTGCATACATAAATTCATCTGATACTCTTGCACCATATTCAACTTTTATAGGTATGATCGTTCTTGGCGTTAAAGTAACTCCACCACGAGACTTTGCACCTGATTCAGCAACAACGTCAATTTCTGAATCCATTGTGAAAACAAACTCCTTTTGTCCATTAAATGGAATTGGCGTCTGCCCGGATAAAGCCGCTAACGAACTTGCCCCTGTTACTTTGTTAATTAAATCTGTTACTAATTGCGGTTGAAATAATGTTCCTCTTTCTAAAGTCATAATGCTTTCTCCTTTTTAATTTTAAATTTTTAAGTTATTTAGCATCTCTTTATAAGGTGCTGCTTTGTCGTCTACTGCTAGCTCTGTATTTTTGAGCGGTAATGTTGTTTTCTTTGGTACGAAAGATAATAAAGTTTTTGCATCATTCTTTAAATCTTCTTCCGTTTCTCCACTTAGTCGATTTGCTAATTCTAACGGTATACCATTTTCGTTTGCTATGCGATATTTAAGATTTTTGAGTTCATAGCCTTTGACTTTTACGTTTAACTCTCCTATGTTCTTATCATAGTCGGCATACTTTTCGTTCGTAGCTGTGAGTGTTACGTTTAAATCCTTGACTTGCTTTTCAAATTTCTCTTTTGCTGTTTTTATTTCTTCGTAGTCTTTTGGCTTGACATCTTGGATTGCTTTGCCATGTTCAGCCATTACTTTGTCAATTGCTTCTTTTTCCAGTCCTAATTTTTCTAAAAACTCTCTATTCATTTTGTTTCTCCTTTTCGTTTTTTAACGAGTTTACGCACTCGATAGGTTATAGTTAAGTTTAACGACTTTCTACGCTGGTCGATTTATTGCATAAAAAATAGTAGCTAACGTATGCTACCAACGAGATATAAGACCATCTCCTATATACAATTTGCTTCTATGAAAACTTTCGATATCTTAGGAATCTGCAATGCCATCCAATCTACTAATTGTTCATCTTTGCAATAATCCATTAGTCCAGCTTCATGGAAAAAAGCGTGTACTATTTCATGTCTTATAACTTTTTTAGCGTACTCTTCTAAATTATCATAGGTTTCTTCTCGAGAAATATAATTGTTTTTATTTATTATAAGTTTCTTGTCATATAACTCTGCTAGCCCACTTGAATTCATAGCTTTTAGTTTAGGGAATTCCTCTTCACTCATTTGTAATATTTCATATTCAACGCCTAATATATTTACTTTCAATTTCCACACATCCTAATAACTAATTTTTTGCTTTTTAACAGGTTTTGCTTCATGACAACTCCAATGTGCTAATATCATTGAATCCATTAATGAAATGTCATTTTCTTCAATCTGCGAACGATAGCCAAATCCTCCACTTGTCCCTATATTTCTTTTATCGCAATTTGTTATTACTTGAGAGAGTGAAGGCTGACCTTTATGTTTAATATTTTGCTGGAATAATCCTTGTTCAAAGGTTGAATTTGCTACAATTATTTCTCTTACTGTAGGCAATAAAGGTTTCTTTAGTCCTGCATCTTTAATTTCGTTTGCTAATATGCTTTGTCCACTTGCACCGTCAATAATGACCTCTTGCACGTCTGCTTGCTTTAAAAATGCTATTATCCATACATTGCCTTGTCTTACACTTTGGCAGTCAATAGATTCTACAAATATATCACCATCTTTTGTTTTTACTGCGATACTTAAAGCTACGTTTGTGCCATCATGCCCATATTTAATTCCAACAAACAATTTTCCTTGTAGTTTAGGTAATCTATCGACTTTTAATTCTTCCCATTCGTTCGGACTTATAACTGACTTTTGATTGTACTTTATCCACAAGCCTAATCTTTGAACGTTGAAGTCAATTTCATCATCTCCAACCTCGGACCTTATTGTTCTCTCTGTTAGTCTTATTCCTAAGCTTGGATTTGTTTGATACCATAAGTCAACATCTCTTACATCTGATTGTTCTTCTACGCTCCATTCTGCCCAGCCTGTATCTTCTAAAGCTCCTTCTAATGCACTGTTTCTTAATCTTGTAAAAACAGTACCGCTTGAAATTGGGGTTGGTGGAGTACCTATTAAAACCGTTTGAGGATTAGGACTTGCAGCGATTGTATATTTTAGAGCTGATTCTTGGTCGTCGGTATATTCTTGTGCTTCGTCAATAACTAATAAATCAAAACTTTCACCTAATCCACCTGTAGAAGTTCTAGTCCTAAAATCAATCTTTCCCCCATCAATCAATATAATACTTTCTCGACCAATCGCCTTTATTTTTGTGTAATGTTCGCCTTCTTCAAGGCCACTATCTTCCATAATTGATAATAGTCTATTAAAAGCTGTCCCACTTGTTGTTGTTCTATGTGCTGTGTGAAGAATCTTTTCACCTTTTTTTAAACCTTTAAATTCTCTCATAGCGACTACTTCATTTTTACCATTTTGCCTAGGTACAGAAAAGCCAAACTTCATGTGTACCCATAAATTTTCATCGTTGAATGCTAAAATTGCATTTAATAAATTCTTTTGCCATTCATAAGCTTCTCTTTTAGACTCTTGATATAATTCTATAGCTTCATATGCCAATGTTTCAGTAAATGGCAATATTTTTGATTTTGTAGGCGTTTGTTTTCCTATTCTTTTAGTCATTTTGTCATTCCTCTCGCTTTTTCTTAGCCAGGGAATAAGTTATTTTTTCCAAGCATTCTTCTTTTTCCCGTCTCCTGGATCATATTCTACTGTACATCTACAAAATCTATGCCTACGGTAAACATCACTAGGAATGTCTGGGGAATAGTAGGTGCCTGCTACTTCTTTGCACCAATTACAACAATCGCCTTGGACTATTCTGGTAACACTTGGTGCAAGCCCTAATCCTGTGTGAAACTCTGTATTTTTTTCTATTACATCGTCAACTACTGCTTGTGTAAAATTTTTTATTGGCTCGTCTAATATCCATTTTATATTCTCAAATAATTCTTCTTCATCTAGCCTATTAATTATTCCGTCTATCCGGCTTTGATTTAAAGGCGGGATCTGTGCTTTAATTCCCATACCCGCTTGTTTATTTAAAATCTCTTGGACTATAGCTGCATTATCTGTGACAATATCATAGTTATTTATCATCATTGGTTCTATGGTTCTTTTGGCGATGTTGTAATACATTCGCCCGTCAGGTAATATATCGCCTGTTAAACTCTCTTTAAACACTTCTGCCAATATATCCCCAACTTGTATAGATAGCTCGTTAACTTCAGAATAAGTCGGTTTACCGTTTTTTATAGTGGAGAGTAATTTATCTATTTTTTTATTGCTGTTAAGTTTTTCATTAAATGTTTTTTTTAATTTTTCTAATAGTTCAGGTGCTATGTCAATTGCCATTATTTCCACCTTCTATTCCTGTAATATCATGTAGATTGTCATTGTTAAAGTATCCCGGTATTGCTTGATTAACTTTTATTGCTCCATCTCCAATAAGCGAAATTGTAGAAGCATCCGGCTTAAATACTGGTTGCCATTTAGCTTTAGTTAGATATAGCTGGTTTCTCTTGTATGACTTGTCATCTCTTAAGCATGCTGCTAAATAACCAACGTTTAAAAATCCTAATGCAAAATCTCGTTGTGCCTTTTCTGCTGCTAATCTTAGTGTTTCATGACTTGCTTTAATAGCTTCGGCCGACGATGGATTATCTGTTGAGAATCCTAAATCATCTAATGTTAATCCTGTTTCCCCAGCAAATCCTGATGCAGCATTCTTTAATTGCTCGGTGAATGGTGCCATAGATTGTTGTTGGAACTGTCCTAGTTTAGGGGCTTCTCCTTCATCATCTTTTGTAAAACTTAACATGGCCGATATGGTAGCTTTCCACGCATCCAAAGGCTCTGCATCTTGACTAAGCCCTACTACATATTTTTGAGGGAATGAATAAAACTCTGATGCTACATCTGCTCTTTCGAGTGTTCTTTTTGCATATCGTTGCCAATAGATAGATGATTTTGTTATTCTAGACCGTCCAAATTGCCTACTGGAATCAGGCTTATAAATGATAGGTACTAATAATGGATGTGGCGCGTTGTTATTTAGAGACTCTTCTAATTTTCCATCTATATAATAATCTATTCTTCCTGCTACGAAATATAATTCCTCCGCAGGATTACCATAATCATTTCTTGACAAAACTGCATATCCTTCTGTAAGTAACCTTGTAATTGGATCTAATATTCCTGTTGCTTCGGAGCCCTGGATAACTTGTAACCTTGGCATGTCTTCGTCGCCATCTGAAATATAAACAAAACTGCATGAGTTTATTAAGGCTGATAACATAGCATCATCAAATAAAACATCTGAACTGTTCATCTGGAATATTTCATTGATATTGAAGTTATCATCTGCAAACTCTCTAAAGACTAACCTATCTGCTACACTATCTACAGCTTTTGCACACCAGCCTAATGTTGCTTTATATTTATATCTTAGCTCTGCTGGTATGGCAACACTTGGCTCTATATCATTATTTTTCATGTCATATATCAATTGTCTTTTTAATGCTCCATGTCTGTATCTTTGTAACTTTTTTCTTAAATATTCTATGCCTTGCATTGTTTTTATTCCTCCTTTCTATTGGTTTATATATAAACATTCATTTGTCATGAGAAAATTTGCACAGTGACGGCATGAAGGTCTCGCGCACGTAGTGAGGGGAGGGTATGCCCCCCTTCTTTCCCTGAATCGCATTTAATCACTTTTGTATATTTTCCAATCTATTGTTTGTGGTAGATTCCTGTTGCCTATAACTTGTGGTTCTTGTGGCGTTTTAAATAACTTATCTGATTTAGTTCTGTTGCAAGTCCAATGTGCAAGTTGTAGGTTGTCTATATCAGATGGATGTCCACCTTTTGAAATTGGTATAATATGATCTATAACTGCGCTCAATGGTTCTGGTGTTTTGATGCTAAAGTCTACAGGCTTACCACATATACCACAGGTGTTCTGTGTCTTGAATATTATCCTCTTGTTCTTTTCATAAACTCCCCGATGTCCGCCTTGTTTGTCTAATCTTATACTCATATACTACCACCCCAATAAAAAAGCACCCTTGCGGATGCAACTGTAATTATTATTTGCCTGGCTTAAATTTATTCCCACACTTTAAACACGTTACTACTATTTTGCTACTGCCTAATAGTCCTGTTGATAACTTCCAGCCTCTCTTGTTTGCTGATAAGTTTGTGCTATAACACTTAGGACAGTAAGCAATTCCATCTCTATCCATTTGTACTAATCGTTCTTTTAGTTCCTGTTTCTCATTTTTCTTTTCATCGTGTTTTTCTTTAACAGCTTCAGCACCTTTACTCGCTAAGTCTACAGCACCATCTTTTATCTTATTCCAATCCATTTTAAATCACTCCTTTGCCATACATTATATGCTTAAAGGAAAGATTTAACAATAAGTATTTCAAATAAATGTCCAGCTCCCACCCCTAGCCTTTAACGTACTATCCCTATGCAGTTCATTCAGTACTGCATCATCACAACTCTTTAACATCTAATCAACTCCAATTGTTTATCTATTATAAATTACTTTGTAAACTTCTTTTCCGTCTACCGCAATTGGATTATCTTTATCAACAATGTTATTTTCAAAATCTATATAGTTAAATGATATACAACTTAATAATTTTTTAAGTTTTTCTTTATCTGCTAATAAATATTTATACTCTTCTATATTCATTGTTATTTGCATATTAAATACCCCTTAATTGTCTATTTTTTAAACGTGCATTTTTAAATGTAAAATGAACTTGCTTCACCGTACCGATATAACTATTACCATACTTTTTAGCAAGGTTTTATTTCTTTGTCTATATATTTGTACATATCTAGCATAAATTCACTTCCTGACTTTCCAAAGATATATAGTAAGCCATTTATAAATGCCACCATTTTTAAGTAAATGTATTATCAACATACGCTTACCAAAATGTTTGCTTGATTTTCTAATGCATATTCTTTTTATAAATTTTATTGAGTACATAATTTAATCACTCCTAAACTTGTTTTATAACTCCGCCCTATTGCTTATATTTACTTATATCTGCAATGATTAACAAACTTTTTCTACAGTTCTACCGTTATCATTCAATATATAGCATCCTTCAGATACATTTTGATTTATATATTCATCATTTCTAAAATACTGAATATAATTATTACTTACATCTAGTGCATCCGGTACAACAACATCTTGAACATTATCAATAAATCTCCATGAATCATTTTGCTTTAATTTTAATATCATCTTTCTACCTCTCTATCTCCTAGCGTCGGTCGCAACCCATAATTTTATATAAACTTTTAATTTATATCTGCTTTATAACGCCATGCTCTTTTTTATACTTTCTAGCTTTCATACATTCTTCTAACCCATTAAATTTATCATGCTCAAATTCTTCTAGCTCACATGTTTTAAATCTATCGCAAGCAGGATTACCTACTTTACATAAACATATTAGATATTCTTTGTTCCATCTTGTATAGCATTTGTATGTAATCCTACTCACCTACTTTCTAAATCTAGTCAATTTCAACCACCTTTTACAACAAAATAGGCAAGGGCAAGCCTATTAAAATGTTTTTTCACATAACTCTATATTTTCAACTCTTAAATGTACTAGAGAAGTTTTTATTGCTAAATAAGTCTTTTCTGTCCAAGGAATAACAATAACCCCTTTTTCATACATATTTTCTAAAGACTTTAAAAAAGGATTTAATGCTACCGCTGAAATCCATATTCCTTGCCCATTATCTGGCTCTAATTCTAAATATTTTTTAACTGAATCACTCACACTGTCATATTTAAAACTTAAAACTTGTTCATAATCAATTGAAAATTTAATCATATTATCACCTTTACCTTTCTATACTTTTCTAAACCTAAACCTACACCCTTTACCCTTACACTATTTTATTCCGCCACTGCATTAAAAAAGACACTACTTTTCAGTAATGCCTTTTTTCAGGGGGTTCTTCAAATGAAACTCAATTCGTCAATTACGGATATTAACACTATATCACATCTTATCCCACATTTGCACCACACTCTTTTTGTTTTTTTCTAATTCTTTTAAATATATTTTCTATGCCTCTTTCGGAATAATTTAAATACTTTGCTACCTTCCAATTTGGATAACCTTTTATTCTTAACATCATTACTTTTTTTTCAATATCACCTAGATCATTAATTACCTTTTCTAATTCGTCTCTCTGTACAAACAATGATTGCAATTCTTCTTTCAGGTTTTGCAGCTCTGTTTCAAAGTCATGAAGCCTAGTATATATAGCACTTAAAGTATCTTGCGCTATAGAAGTTTGAACAGCTGGCTTAGTATAATCTATAGCTCCAATATCACGAGGTTGATATGTATTTATTGTTCTCTTGATATCTCTTTCCGTACTAGTAATACAACTCTTGATAACAGCAATATCTTCTGTCAGTTCCCTATATTCTTCAATTATTGTTTTGTTCATTTATACCTCCTCAGTTACTATTTTAATTTTTGCTGTTCTGTATTTTGGTTTCCATAATCGCTTTGACAGCTTGTCTACTCCTGCTTTAAGCGATTTTTCATTTGCATAATCATTGTATATGTACTCTATGCCATTATCTAGTGAGCATATAATAGCGTATCTATATTTTGTTAGTTTTATTTTAGTATTATCCATAAGTTATTTTTCGATTTCTCCATTTCTCTTGCCGTTCTTCGGTATTTTTGTCTGCAATTTGTATTATGTCTTTCTCTCCATAATATTATAAATAGTTGTATAATATCTTTCATTACTTTACCTCCACAATTCCACATTCTTCAAATTCCACGATATTTGATTCCCAATGGTATTTTTTAACCGTGTACAATTGCTCTGGTTTTAGATGTACCTCAAAGGGTTCAATTTTGTATTCATCTTCTGGATATATTTTTCTGATATCTTTACCATAATAAATTTCTCTCAATTTCCTGCCTCCTGTTCTTTTACAACCGTTCTTTTTACAGTATCGGGTTTAATTTTGCCCTCTATTTGTTGGATAATATCATCAAGCTTCCACTTGAAAACTCCTAATAATTCTAATGAATTAAAACCCTCGTTGCATCCTGCTATACTTAATCTGTTATTATCGTCAACCTTAAATTCTAATGTATATTTTTTCAATTTTATTCCTCCACTTTCTCAATTTCCACCACAACCACGCTATTGTTAGCCTGCAAGTCCTTTAGCTCTAGTGTATATTGCCACGTATTGCCCCTTAATCTCAATATACACGCCGTAACAATATAATCTGCATTATTGTATTGGACTATTTTTTTATCTGCTATTGCTCGTTTTACGTCTTTTATGTCCATGGCTATATCTCTATTATCTCGACAATAACTTTATCGCCCTGCTTGTAAACAAACTCGTCTTTAATATCTGCTATATATTTATTATTGTCATTTGGCAATATCTGTGCTTTTTGAAGTGCATCAAATATGTATTTTTTGGCACTACAAACATTGTCTTTATCTCTTCGTTTTGTTTGTTCATACCATGTAAATTTTACCTTTACAGGCTTATCCACTTTTTGTTTGGTACTTTTCAACACCCATATAATGCTGTCGTCAATATCTTGTTTGAATCTATTACCGATATATTTATTGTGTTTAAGTTTATTAATGTATTCATTTAAACTTGGAAGTCTGAAAGGTATCTCAATTTTAATCAATTAATCACACTCCTAAACTGCTATATTTTCAATGTTTTCTTCTTGGTAATTAGCTTCAACCAGTGCTCTTGCTAGCGGAGGACAAACACTATTTCCGCACTTTGCGGTCTGTTCTGTAGTTGGGTATGGATTGCCTTTGATATCTCTGTCAATTATGTAATCATCGGGAAAACCCTGTGCTTTGAATAATTCGTGCGGTTTTAACATTCTCATTCCTATATCAATTATCTGATAATCTTCACCGTGTATTGTCACTAGTCCAAATCTATCTTTTGTAGTAATAGTATGTAATGGACTATTAATTGTTTGTCCTATATCAGCGCCATAATACTTTAACAAAAACGCTGTTACTAAATTCGATTTATTAACTGTTGTTGATGTTGCAAGAGGTTTATCAAGCTTATGTCCTATTGAAGTATGAAACTGTCTGCTTATAAATGCCGTTATAAGTGCTTGATGGTCCTTAGTTGTTAATGTATGAAGTGGCTCGTCTAAACTGCTCCCAGCTCCCTCATAAGTACCTGCATAATACTTTGATATAAAGGCAGTGACTAATCCAAATCTATTTGCAGTTGGTATTGTTGCAATTGGTTCATCAAGACTACTTCCCCTTATTTCTTCTCCTTGAGCTGTATAATAATGTTGCAAGAACATTGCTTTATCATCTAATATAAATGGTGATTCAGCTTCAAGAACAAATTTCTTAATTCCTTTTGCTATTCTTTCAAGTGTATTTTCTGCCAGTGGTTTCTTTCTTGTAAAAATACTAGGACAAGGTATGCTCCAATCAATACACTCTGCTGCTGTTCTCCATGGTTTTAATAATCCGCATCTAACTTCAATGCCTTCTGGATTTCCATGAGTTGGTTCAGGCCATATAATTTGTTTACCATCACATCTTGCAATCATAAAAAATCTTTTACGTGTTGTAGGTGCTCCATAATCACAAGCCCTTAATTCTCTAAAAGCTACTTTATAGCCTTGTTTTTCTAGTGCCTTAATAAATAAATGAAACGTCTGTCCCTTTTTGCTTGGGTCTGGATATAAGTCGCCTTTTTCATCTGTAATCAATGGACCCCACGTTTGAAATTCTTCTACATTCTCAAGTATTATTATTCTTGGCTTTACTGCTTTCGCCCATTTAGCAACTACCCAGGCTAATCCTCGAACGTTTTTATCTACTGGTTTTCCACCTTTAGCTTTTGAAAAGTGTTTGCAATCAGGTGATGCCCACATCAATCCTACCGCTTGTCCTTGTGTCGCTTGCAATGGGTCTATATCCCACACATTCTCGATGTAGTGTTTTGTATTAGGATGATTAACTTCGTGCATTTTTATTGCCATTTCATCATGGTTAATCGCTATGTCCACCGAATGTCCTATTGCCATTTCTATTCCTGTACTGGCACCGCCTCCACCTGCAAACGAATCAATTATAAGTTCTCTCATTATTCCTCCATTTAGGAGCTATCAAGTATTCCTTGACAACTCCATTTTATTTAATCCATACACTCACTTTGATTTTTATTTGCCATTATTCAGGATTTTAGAAAAGGTTTTATAATATTTATTCATTCTTCAACCTCCACCCTTTCAAACTCTATAACCCATACATAACTTTCTTCTGTGCAATTAGGATATATTTTTAAAAATGTTTCCATAAATTCTTTCCTTGAAATAAATCCCTCTGCTATTGCCTGTTCTTCTGTAATATCCTTTACTTGTTCAACCCTAACATTCGTTACTTTTAGAAATATTCTTGCTGCTTCTTTTGGCATGTGAATTGAGGGGCGCCAATTTTCGGAAAGGTAATTAGCAAATTCATCATCTGCTTTGAATACGATATTTCCGCTAAAATCTCTGCTAAATGTTTCCCTAACATAGAGAATATCTCCAACTTTGTAAGTAGGTTTTACATACCTTACGGTACCATCTAAAAATATACTTCCGCCGTCTTCGTTTATCTTTTCAACCCATCTTTCACCACGAGCTTCGTTCGTACAAACTCGAAATCCGTATTCATCATCCTTATAGTGTGGTTTAACAATCCTTCTTGTTACGCTCTTTCTTCCGTCAAGTATTGCTTGTACCATTTTTGTATTAAATAGTATTGGCTTTGCTATTTTTAGCAATTCTTCTCTGTTCATTCACCTACCTCCAACAACTCATTTATCATATATTGCATTTCCAAAAGCATTTTATTTATTAAAATAATCGCTTTTTCCATTTTACTTATTGATAAATCCTTGCTGCCTACAATCCAACTTGCAACAAATGTTACGCATGCCATTTCTCTTTCTACGTAAAAACAAGCATCTACACTATCTAGATATAAATAACTATTCTTATAAGGATTTTTAACATATGACATATTTCCCATCATACGTTCAGCATTTGTCTGTAAATCAGCCTTCTTTTCACAGATTACAACATGTCCACCCATATCACATTTTATTGCACTGTCATGCAATATCTTTGTTTTTTGTTCATTAGTTAATTTCATTCTTCTACCTCCAACAACTCTGAATTATCAAATTTATTACCAATAATTTTTACAATGAAATGTCCGTCATGTGTATTAAGTATAAAATATAAAAACGTATCTCCGTAAGGACTGTGCCCTATATTTTTTACTATGTAGCATCCATTTTCAAAACAAACTAAATATCTATTTATAATTGTTTCTCCATCCAATGGGCTTACATAACTTTGTTCTAAAATATCGCCGTCATAAATCATTTCTCCGCAATCTGGAATACATTCGCCTGTGTATTGCATCAAGATTATATTATCGCTACCATCTTCACATCCGTAATTAAACCACTCATCAACAATTTTTTCTTTTTTCTTAAATCTGGCAGAAATTTGTGTATACTGTACGTTGCTATATTTAATGTAATTTACTTCACCCATTCTTTTCTCGAACTTATCCCATGCTCTGAATTTAATTTCCATCTCTATCCCCTTTTCATTTGAAATCTTAAATTTCCGTCCCAACCTAACCTGTCGCAAGTTAGTTTTTTTTTCCACAATTAATACAATTTTTCATATGTGCCTCCTAGAATAAGCTTATTTGCTTTCTTCTCTTCAAATTCTTGTTGGAGCATAGATATTTGAATGTTTTTTGCTAGTTTAGAATTGAAATCATCAACATATTGTTTTTTAATTTCAAAGCCATATGATTTACGCCCTAACATTTCAGCGGCTAATAAAGTTACTCCGCTGCCTGCACATGGGTCGATTACAACATCTCCAACATCTGTAAATATTGATATAAGCTTTTTGATTACTTTTATGCTTTTTTGCGTAGGATGTATTTTTGGTGTCTCGCTATCCCTTTCATAATCCATACAATTAAATATCATTTTTCTTTCATTGTTGAATTTAGGTAATTTTTCTCTGTATAAAAGCACTGCATATTCACAATTTCCGACAATTTTCATATTTGCTTTTAATACCTGCGCTGAATAATTCTTTCTGAATACAAGATTTATGTAATGATTAAAACCGTATTCCTTGGCTTTTTCTATCAACATGAATTGTTGTTCAAACTCACAAAATACAATCATACAACCTGCTTGACCTGTTTTTTTTGGTTCTTTTTTTAACATTGTACTCACGAAATGCATAAATTCTGGAATTTTAAAATCATTGTCTGTGTCGAAAAAAGTTGTCTTTGCTAGATTGCTTTCACCGTTTTTATTATCACCGTCTTTATACCAACTTGGATTGGAGGCGTAGGCATTTATGCCAATGTTATATGGTATATCAGCAATTATTAGTTGTGCTTTTGGAATATTTTGCTTTTTGTAATTTTGAAAGTGATCATGGTATAGTTCCATTTATTCCTCCTAGTTAGTAGTTATTTTTAAATTTCTCTTTAAGCTCATACATTTTTTTATCCATGTCATTATCTGTGTTAATTTGTTCAATCATGTTTACATTTGCCATCGGCATAATATATTGATTTTCATCTGATGTCTTTATCAAATATGAGTTTTCGCTCATTACTATTTCTGTTACATTTTTAAAGTTTCTTGATGTGCCTAAAGTGTTGAACCACACTTTTATATTTGCTTTATCGAATGTTGCTGTCACCACAATCACCTCACTTTTTAAATTTCTCTTGATTTCTACGTGCTATTTCCTCTAGTTGACTTTCTCCCAAGCCCGCCATTTTACCGTCAAAGTTATGAAATTTATTAGGTTTAGTAGTTGTTTGTGGCTTGTCCTGTTTGACTGCTATTTTTTGATTCAAATATCCCTCGAATTTATTGCCGAACAATGTTTCAGGCCTTAAATATTTATTTCGTTCAGCATCATTCAGCCATTCGGCAGATTTTATATCAATAACTTTTTTAAAATCCTCTAGTGTAAATTTATCGTTTACTCTGGCATCTATTAATGATTTTGTTTTAGCAGAAGATGTTTTATATTTTGTATTACATTTAAGATTTAGATAATCAATCACGGAACTATATATCTTTATATCTTTATCTTTATCTAGTTCTAGTTCTAGTTCTAGTTCTAGTTCTGTTGCGTTACCTTGCGTTACTGGTAACGTTACAGTAACGTTACTTTCTGATAATAACTTTTGATTTTCTTTGAATTTCTGTTGTCTTACTCTATTCTGCTCCCTAATTTGCTGTAATTTATCTGCACTTTGATATTTTTCCCAGTTGCTAACTATTAAAATATTATTGAATACTTCAATCATTCCAAATTTTTCGAATGTTGTTAACGCCAATCTTATAATTTGAATAGGTCTATCAAATTCAGTTGCAAGCATTTCATCAGTAAATGGAATATCTTTAGAAAAATGCATTAAACCATTGTCATTTATTTGACCCGACAAGCAAAGTGTTTGCATCCATATAACTAAAAGAGCATCACCATCAGGCATTTTCCGTATCTGCTTTATTTTTCTGTTATTAAACATGTCCGTTGCAATTCTAATCCATTTAACATCTGCCATTAACTTTGCACCTCTCTAACCTATGTAGTTCCATATGACATTGTTTACAAAGAGTAACACCATTGTTAATTTCATATCTTTCATCTTCAAACTCTGAAAATTTTTTTATGTGATGTACCTCAAGTTCAATTTTAGTGCCACAATGTTTACAAGTATAATCGTCTCTTATAAGCACATTCTCTCGCCATTTTCTGTATTTATATGTCAATCGCTTCTTTGCTGTCTCCCCTCTACCTATTATGAAATCCCAATTTTTGATTTCATAGATTCCATCTTTATGTCTTGCAATAAAATTAGCAATTACTAATTTATTGATGTCGATATCATTACATCCTATAATTTTGCAAATTGATTTTGCATTATTTAGAAATCCATTTTCATTTGCTCTAATTACTAAATGAAAATATAAACATTGTGTCGATAAAGGCATATCTAAAAACGCATCACTATCTATTATTGTTTTTGTAAACATTCTTTTATCTGCCACTTACCCACGCTCCTTTCATCATTTCTAATTCTGCTGGAGTAATTGTTGATATCTTTAATTCCTTACATTCGTTTACTATTCCGTCTATAAGAATACTCATTTCCTTTGTGTCATACTCGCTCGACCCTTTTATCAGTCGATAATGGTTAAATTCTTTTTCTCCAATCGTTCCTTTGCCTATACAAGCACAATGTAATTGTGTTTTACTAATGTCTATCTTTGACTGTATAGAAAATGTAATCATATTTCCATTTTCATCAGTTTCATTTGTTCCGTATCTTTTTAACATTTCTTCATATACTTCATCTTTACTCGTTTTTAATGCATCTGCAATTTCAGACATTAACTTCCAAGCGTACGCGTTTGCATCCAATGAGCGTTTTTTCTTCCTGTTGCGAATATTAGCTTCTTTGATTTTATCGTTGTTTAAAAGCTCATTTAATGCTTCTATGCTATTTTGTTGGTCTTTGGAAACTTCAAGCATAACATTGAAGTTTCCATTAAATTCTCTTGTGATTTTGCCTTTAATAAAATTCAAATCCATGCCATCACCTATAATAAAGTAGGTATCTCGAAAGGTTCTACATCTTTCCATTTCACAAAGTTAAATTGCTCTTTTAAATGTGTTATTCTGATTTGATTATAGTCAAGGTTCACCCATATGCATTTACCCTTAACAGGTTTTTTAATATATGCATATAAATACTGTCCGCCTCCATTGCTATCCATCGCTGTATATTTGTAGCCTAGAGTTTTAAGTGCTTTAAATATTTCTTTCTGCTTCGTTGTATACTCTTCTCGTTTCCAAATTGAATTTCTTTCATTTAATTTCATAAAGCTACCAGCAAAATGGTCTTGATTCGTGTTTATTAAATAAACTTCCATTATGTCAAAACATCTATCTTCTTCATTTCCATGTTTTTCAACCATAAGATTGTCTTTATATGAACTTCCGTCCATCCACTCTCCATCATTATCTGCAAACAATATATCTTTTTTTCCATTTATCAATACGTCACATACCACTAAACTAATGCTGTCATTTCTCATTCTTACTCTCATACCTGTTTTTAAATCTGCTTTAACCATAATTCCTCCTACAAATAGTTTTTCATAAAAACTTTCATCCAAAACTCATGCGAATATTTATTTTCAAATAATTTCTGTGCTATTTCTATAAGGGATCTTTCACCTTTGTTATTATCATGTAATTCCTTATGACATTGAATGCAGAGAGGGACAATTAATTTGTATTTATCTGCTAACTTTCTATTGCCTGTCCCCTTCATGCAATGATGCGGCGTTAAACCGTAACCACTGCCGCATAAATAACATTCTTCAAAATTGTCTGTTATAATGCTATTTTTTTTCATTTGCCTTTGCCCCATAACCTTCACAAACTTTGTCATATTCTAATTTTGTTAGCTTGTCAGGTTCCTTCTCAAATTTCTTCTTTATTTGGTCTATTATGGCTATCTTTTGATATCCTGCTGCTTGCCCTAGAGCAAATAATCTTTTAATTTGGGACTCTGATAATTTGAATGCCGTTGATGTAGGTTTTGTTGTTTGCTTTCCACTTGTGTCTTTTCCATCTGGATCATCTTCGTCCGTAGGAAGTCCAAAATATTTAAGCAAGAAGTATCTTTCACTGTAAGTTAATGCGCTCCCGAAGCTTTTTGAAATATCTTCTTGTTGTCCGTAGTAAGCCCAATCAACTATTTCTCTTTCATCAGGCTTTTCTGCATTTATCCATGTATAAGCCATATTACCCCATACTTGGATATCTACCTTTTCTTGTCCTTTTGCACTTGTATAGCAGAATAGTTCGTGCTCTCCCACTTTTGCGCTTGGCTGCAGTATCAAACCAACCTCATTCATTTTTTCTTTTATTTTATTTAAAATTTGATTTCCACTTACATACTCATAACCAAATCCTTTTGTATCTTTAGAAAAACCACTGGCAACTTTTCTAACTTCAACAATCTTTTCATATAGATTCATTAAAAATCATCTCCATCTATTGTATCTTCTGTAACTTCATTAACTATTTCTAAAAGTCTTTCAAACTGATTGCTTGTCATATCCTCAAATGCTATACTTAGGCTATCTAAATCAATGCTTATTTTCATTTTATCCTTAGCCCCTTTCCTTGTGTAAGCTCGGCTCCCTCGACTGTTTGTCCGCTTTTTAAAATATCTTTCAGCAACGTTTTATTTAAACTTTCTGTGGTTTTAACTACAAAATACTCTTTCGGTATTAATGCTTCATTTGTTACCTTTACTGCTGGAGGATTATTTGCAACCGATATGCTAAACAAGTCTGTCTTAATTTTCTCTTTGCCTGTTTCAATCATTGCTTGTTTGAGTGTTTCTTTTAACTTGTCCGCATTCATTTCTAAGCCATTCTTTCGACTATTTAAGCGTTCAATTTCTGTTTTGAGTGTATTTATATTGCCATCTAACATTTTGATTATTCTGGCATATCCATCAGCTTTAACCTCTATTGCATCATCAATGCTATCCAAAGTATCTTGTAATTCTTCCTCTGTCATTTCTCCACTTTCGATTAATTCTTGTAATTTTAAGTAATTGCATTTTAATTCATATAAGTTCATTTATATTTCCTCCTAGAATTTATCAAATGTTGGTTTAATTTCTAATTTCCAACTATCGCCATCAAGTTCTAAGTATGAGTTTTCATTGGTTAAATTGTGAACCCAAATCCTTAATGTTCCAAAATCAGGGCTAATCTCAATACTTCTGTCACTTGCTTGTAATTCTTTTATCAATTCATTTGCTAAGTAACCAATTTTTTCATCAGCATTAAGCTTTTTAGTCTTTATATTAATTTCCCATTGCCAAAATTTAAATATTTTATTCATCTATATTTCCTCCTCTTGTGGCATCACAAACACTTTATTGGGAATATTTGTTACTCTTTCAATCATCCCGTCCATGCTATAAGCTACTACACACGAAGCATAGCAAGCCTGTATATCATTCAATACTTTCAATGCTTTTTCTTCTGTCGAATAACAACCCAATGCAATACCACTATTTATTGTATTAGCAGCGTAAGGATTAAAGTATAAACATCCACCAATTTTGTCTATATGTGCATTTTGGTAATCAAATAATATGTTTTTATTTTGCGAACGTATTAACATTTATATTTCCTCCTTAGACATTTCAAGCGCTAACCGTCTAATCATTTTTACATCATCTTTAATTTTCGTTCTTGACGGAACTCTCATTTTTCTAAATGAATTATCCCAATAGTCAAAATTTCTACCTTGCTCTTCTTTATCTTTTTTATATTTTCTATCAGCTTCTTGATACCTTTTGATGTATTCCTGTTCTTCTTCAATGTCATTTACTAACATTTGTATAAAATTAATTTTACTGTTCATATTTCCTCCCTTTCTAGCTTGCTTTCGTCACCAGTGAATAAATATTCAGTCGCTTTATATATAAAATTAAGCCCTGCAACCTTCGTTGAATATTGATATTTATAAGGTGGATAATTAAATATTTCTATTTTATATTCCCTCGTTTTAAGCATTTGTCTAAAATCTTTTTCGTTATATATTTGAAAACTATCGCTATTATCTGTATTTTGCGTATAGCCTGTAATCCCTTGTTCTTTTGCTCTAAGTGTTGCAATTTTTAAGTCCACTGCTGCATCTATTCTTTTTTCTAAATTCATTTGCATTTTTTAATCCTTTCTGCTACAATGTAGCTATGTTATTTTTTTAATCTTGCCGATTAGTTCGTACCTAATCGGCTCTTTTTCTGCAATTCGGTAGTAAATCAAAACTCATTCTCCAATGTCTTATAACACTCTCACTCAATCCCGTCCTCTTCCCCATCTTGCTATCACTTAATCCTAATTTGTACAGTGTTGTAAATTCTTCTCTTGTGAATATTTTTTTACATTTGTTGTTTGTTTTCGCATAGCCTGTTAATTTGTAACCATACTTTTCCAAAATTTTAATTATTTCTTTTTTATCCAGCATTGTTAATTCCTGCATCAATTTCATTTTATTCAAATTTGTATCTGCATTTTTAAACATTAAGCATATTTCATCGTCTGTGTACATTACTTCCTCCTAACTTTATTAATTCTTTATTATCAATTTTCCATTGACAATGAGGACATATATATTTATTATCTTTTACTCTTTGACTTACACCCCACTCTTCATCACAAATCTTGCATGGTATAATTTTCATTGCTCGCCTCCTATCTACAAAGTATTAATCCAATTATTAACAAAATCATGCTTGCTATAAATTTAAATCCTATTAGGTCGTAATCGTCGAAGAACCTGTCAATAAACGTTTTTATCATTAGCTTGTCTCATATTTATCTAAAAATTTATTTATAAAATACTGTTGTCCTTTTCCTGTAACCTTTGGAGTTTTGTTAATACTCGTATGTCCGTCTGGATGCATTATAGTTGTTTCCTTTACCCTATAAAGTTCTAGCTCCATGCTCTTTTGAGATGGCATATTGTAATCAGTTCCATTCCTGCTAATTAAATATTTGTTATTACGCATCCAAGCAAATAGCCTATTAGCTCCTACCTCAATTCCATTTTGCTTTAATAGTTTTGCAAGGTCCCCAACCAATATATCTGTATGAGATACCGATACCGCATCTGCAAATATTACTTTAGGTCTTTGTTCGTCTAACAGTTTGTCCTTTTGTTTAATAATGTTCTGTGCTACTATTACAGCATTGGCCATTATTTGTTCTGGAGTTAAATTTTCTTGATTTGCTATGTACCCTCCACTTTTTCTAATAGACGGTATAACTTCGTGTGTAATCCATCTTTTAAAGTTTTTCGCTTCTTGTTTTCTGCTACCTAAAATCAATGAGTATAAACCATATTCGTTTACCAAATTAGTTTCTCCCGATAAGCTCCCTAGATTGAATCTAGTCACCTCATCTACATCTAATCTTTTAACTGCATCTGTAGTGTTTTTAATTTCTAAAATATCACATGCATCTTTTGCCACAAACCATGGTTCTCCATCTTTTTCTAAAACTCTTACTTGTCCAAATTCTTCATTTTTAAATATTTTTAATTCATTCATAATTTTTCTCCTTAGTTAAAATTTTTATTAAAATATTCGTCTGTTTTGTTTAAATCTACTCTATATGCCCTCTTACTAACCCTTTGACTTGGAAATCCTTTAGCGTGTATTAATCTGTAAGCTAATGCAATGCTTAAATCGTAATACTCAATAAATTTTGGAATCGTTACCCAATTCTCTTGCAGTTTTTCTTTTGCCATGCTATGCCTCTTTTCTTATTTTTTGTATTTATGTTGCATTTTTTCCACATATCTCCTACAATATAATTATCAGAACTGCCATTCTGAAATAATACGAAAGGAGACAATGCATATGTTTAAATCAACTAAAGAATTTGATTCTGCTGTTAAAGAGACTCTAATCAAGCTTCGTGACGGTGAAAAATTGGATGCCCTAACAACTACTTTACAAGAAGCTGACTTTGACGAAGCGTTAACTGAGTGTATTGATAGAGGATATTTAAGTGGCGTATCATATCAACGCACAATGAATGGCAAGCCGCATTTTCAAGAAACAAATATCCGTATCACATACTATGGCTTATCGTTTATAGAATCTAAATAGTAAAAAACCTACTCAATATGGATGGGCGTGTTTGATAATATCAGCTCTTTTGTTGCATTAAGCACGCTGTTCATATTGCCCGCTGTAACATTATATTTTTCTAAAACTTGAGCAATTTCTTTTGCACATTCGGTTACATTAAGAATATCCATTTTTTCTCCTTTCTTTAATTTTTATGTACTATGCTGTTTTTGTTCATCTTTCGTTTATTTCTTAAGCTGTTTTTTGACCGCTATCTAAAGTAAAAAGATATTCAATAGATTTATCTGGAAAAAATTCATCTCTAATTGTATACATCTCCTTTCTTGTGAATTCAGAAGAACCATTCATTTTATTTGAATAAGTTTTACTTGAAACACCTATCTTTTCAGATAAAGCCTTTACGGTAATCCCCTTTTTCATCATTTCAATTTTTAAATTTATAAACATTTAATCACCTCTTTTATTTACCCTGCGGGGTAACTTTTCTTTATTGTATACCCTGCATAGTAAGTTGTCAATACTTTTTTACGTTAAAAGGTAAAATATTTCTTTACAACGTATAATATTTGGTATATGATACTAATTAAAGAATTATTAAATTTGTTGGAGGTCTTAGAAATGACATTTTTAAATAAACTCGAAACATTAATGAGAAAAAAGAATATAGAAAACATTAATCAGCTATCAAAAGAAACTGGAATTCCTTATACTACGATAGATGGATTTTACAAGAAAGGAACTGAAAATATTAAATTATCTACTCTGAAAAAGTTAGCGGAATATTTTAATTGTAGCCTAGACTTTTTAGTTGATGATAAAATTACTGAAGAAAAACAAGAAGTGTACACTATAGCAGCTCACCATGATGGAGATGAATGGACAGAAGATGAATTAGAAGATATCGAAAACTTTAAAAAATATGTTTTAAACAAAAGAAAAAGCAAAAAAATAAATTAAGCAGATTATGTATATTGGTGGGGGATATAGATATGACGTATGAACAATTAGCTAAAATTGCAGAAGATGAAGATATAGAGATAATTGAATTCACTTTTAAGAGCGGTGTTGAAGGACTGTATTCAGATGGAACCATTACTATGAATCCTAAAATAGAAACAACTACAGAAAAGAAATGTGTCCTAGCAGAAGAATTAGGACATTACTATACTACATCAGGTGATATTATAGACGTGAAAAACGTTTGTAATCAAAAGCAAGAACTAAAAGCGCGTAATTGGTCGTATGAAAAGCTTGTACCTCTTAAAACCTTAATTGAAGCCTCTAGTGAAAGATGTACGAATTTATTTGAACTTGCTGAATACCTAGATGTTACAGAAGAGTTTTTAAAAGATACATTACAGCATTATGAAAGTAAATATGGATTGTTTACAGAGGTTGGAGATTATTGCATTTATTTTTCTCCACTGACTGTATGTAAATACAGCTACAACTAATTTAATACGTGGAGGGAATATTATGAATTTTGAAGAACAGATTAAAAGTTTTGCTAAAAGAACTAAATCTATAATGAGTGGAATCACTACAGAAGAAGCTACAAAGACTTCAATTATTATGCCTTTTTTCCAAATACTCGGGTATGATGTTTTTAACCCAACCGAATTTACTCCAGAATATACTGCCGATGTAGGTATTAAAAAAGGTGAAAAGGTAGACTATGCAATTCTTAATAATATGGAACCCGTTATACTGATTGAATGTAAGTCTATAAACGAAGAGTTAACTAAACATGATTCACAATTATTCAGATATTTTGGAACGACAAAAGCAAAGTTTGCTATTTTAACAAATGGTATTATCTACAGATTTTATACAGATCTGGAGGAACCAAATAAGATGGATGAAAAGCCATTCTTAGAAATTAATATGTTAGAGTTGAAAGATGCTCAAATCCCTGAACTAAAAAAATTTCATAAAGATAATTTTGATTTAAATCAAATCATTGATACCGCATCGGAATTAAAATATATTGGATTAATGCGGAATGTTATAAAAGAAGAATTTACGAATCCATCAGATGAATTCGTAAGACTTATACTGGCATGTGGTGTATATGATGGCGTAAAAACTCAAAATGTTATTGATAGATACAAACCCATATTAAAAAAATCATTAATTGGTTACATTAATGATTTAGTAAATGACAGAATACAAACAGCTTTAAAAAATGATGAAAATGAAATTGAAAATTCATCTCCTGAAATTATTGCAACTACAAGTGAATTTAAACCTGATGATTTTATAGATAAAATTAATACGACAGATGATGAACTTGAATCATACTATATTGTTAAATCTATTTTAAGAGAGACAATCAATCCATCAAGATTATTTCATAAAGATACACTATCTTACTTTGGAATACTTGTAGATAATAAAGTTACACGTTGGTTATGCAGAATTTTTTTAAAGGATAATATAAAATATATAATAATTCCTAATGAATCAAAAGAAAATATTAAGTACCAAATAGATACTTTGGATGATATTTATAAATTATCCAAAAATTTAACAGAAAGAGCTAAATCTATTATATAATTATGAATAAAAAATAGCACCTAGTACGTCGATACTAAGTGTTACTGAACACATCCGCCAATAAAGGATTAAATGCGCTCCAACATCTATATTAAAGCATTTAATCCTTATATTTGCAACGAAAAAACACAAATAGAAAGGATAACGACATGGCTAAAGAAAAGAAGAAAAGGAAACATGAGCGAGAAGATGGTCGACTGTGTAAAAATATAACAATCGGTCGTAACAAAGATGGAAGTCTTAAGCGTAAAATGGTTTATGCAAATACACAACCTGAATTAAATTTAAAAATTGCTGTTTTATTACTGCAAAAAGATAGAGGCACAATTATTGATGATAAAAATAAAACCGTTGATGCGTGGGCCGATGAATGGTTACAAATATATACTACAAATTTTAAACAGAGTACCACTAACAACCACAGAAAGATGATTAATAAATATATTAACTACAATTTTAAAAGTATAAGGTTAAAGGACTTAAAGCAGTATCAAGTGCAAAAAGTGCTAAATGAAATTGAAGCAGGCAGCGTACCTAGAAGATTTTTAATAACACTTAATAAAATTTTAGATAGTGCTGTTGATAATGATTTTATATCTAAAAATATTGTTAAGACTTTAATAGCACCCAAATTCCAAACAGAGCCAAAGAAACCGCTGAATAGCGAACAAATCAATATTATCAAAGCAACTAGTCATGAACTACAAAGTCTTTGCGTATTTTTGATTTATAGCGGTTTAAGAATAAGCGAGTTAATTAACTTAACGTGGCAAAATGTAGATTTAAAAGCTAAAAAAATTTATATCAATGGGGATGTTAAAACACTTAATAGCAACAGAACTGTTCCTATTTTAGAACCCACTAATGAGATATTAAAAAAATTTAGCGTTAATAGAATTAAAAATATTGACACAGACAAAGATTTTGTTTTTTTAAATAATGGTAAACAATTAAATGCAAATACTTTAAGCAAGCAAAGATATAAATACAATAAATTATGTGGCTTTAAATTTACGTTCCACCAATGCCGACATACATTTGCAACAATCTTATATAATGCAGGCGTAGATATTAAACAGACTCAGGAGTGGTTAGGACATGCAAACTTTAACACAACAATGGATATATATACTCATTTAAACGAGCAAAATAAAATAACTGCAACGGATAAAATTGAAGAATATTTAAAAACTATTTGACAACATTTTGACAACATTTTGACAACATAATACTGATAAATCTATATAAAAATGATAATATAGAAAAGATAAAATCACGTTGATTTTTAAACAAAAAAAATACAATTCTTATATATTTTAACACATATCAACACTAGGATAAATCTATATGACAATAACCATTTGGATTTTTTTAAATTACGTCATACGTTGATTTTTCAACATCTTAATTATTACTGACAACAATCTGACAACATTCATAAAACATTATAACATAAAATAAAGAATAAAGGAACTATCGATTATGGCAGTTCCTTATAGCTAAAATAAAAAGACCAGGACTAATCATCCTGGCTTAACTCTTTCTTTTTGGCAACGTACGCTATGTTAATTAAATTCATTCGTTCTTCATGATCCTTTCTGCCTATCCAATTTCGATTTACATTTACAACTGCATCATTCATATGTTTTCTTGCTTCATCTAAAGTTTTAGAATCACTTATTTTGCTTAATAAATCTTTCATATTTACTCTCCTTTACATAATTTATCCATGTTAACTTTTAAAGCATTTGCTAATTTTACCGCAGTACTTACTTTACACTCGTTATTTCTTTCTATGTTTTCTATAGTCCGTACAGGCACTTTTGATTTTTTTGATAGAGCAGGTACCGTCAAGCCCTGCTCTAATCTTATTTTACGTAAGTTCATTTTCATCATTTCCTTTTTCGAAACTTTCCGATTTATTTTAATATACTAATTACAAATTATTTTTACATTTCTGTAGAGAGTTCAAAATATTCCCTTTCGCCTCCAACATTTTGAATATAAACTTCCATATTTTCTGCAATTGTAAAATACACTCCAACTTCATCGTAGGATTCAATATCGGAATTAATAATATTCAATGTAGTCAACTGTGTATCATCAGTTTCAAGTTCTTTGACGTAATCTCCTTCGATAAATGCAAATCCGTTTTGTAAATCAATCATTTTTTTCATTTTTTATACTCTCCTATGCAGTTTTTAGGATTACCGCTAACCTTATTTTTTATTTCCAGAAATTTTCAACTGTTCCAACTCTATCTAGTTCTTTTTCTAATTCAACCTTAAATTCATTTCTAAATTCTCTGCACGCTCTTCCATTTTCAAAATCTTGTCTATCTACGATAAAACTTTCTGCTGCATACTGCTTAAAAAATAAGTGCTGCCCTGAATACTCATCTTGTTTCATTTCTTCAAATGTTTTTCTGCTTTCGTTTAATTCTATTAGTTCATTTATTCTTTTTATTGCTTTCGGTAAAAATATTTTTCTTAATTCCTCTACTGCTTCCGATATTCCGCTTATGTCAGTTAGAGAACTTGGATTGAATATTATTTTGAATGTTACACCTTCTATTTCTTCTGCTGGCATAGTTTCAAGCGTCCAATCACTTCCGTCCCATTTTGCACCCAATGCTTTCAATTGTTCTTTTATTTGATATGTATTTCCTTTAGCTATTATTGTTCTTTTCATTTTATTGCCTCCGATTTATTTTTTAATTTGTTTTGCCTTATGATTCATTATACCACATTGTACGGTGGTTTGTCAACATATATTTATAAATATTTTTAAATTATTTTTAGAGATAATTTCATTGTAAAATCAATAGGTATAAACATATCAAGACTTATTTTTCGTGGCTTAAAACGCAATCTATGACCTTACTTTTTAGTACAAAAAATAAAAAAAGACTAGGCAATTAAGCCTAGTACAATTTTAGATATTTAGAATCACCACCTATTTTACTATCCTGTCTAATAATGCAAATACTTCTCCACGTGTCATGGAATCATCATATCTAGTATCATTTATAACAATTCCCTTAGCTGCCAAACTTAATTTATTCTTTTCTGCCCAATGAGGAGCTTTGGTGATTCCTTTATAATATTCTTCAATTGATTTTATATAAGCATCCCAGTGTAGCAAAGTATATGCTGGACAATTTTTACCACTCCAATGTTTATGTGGCACAACATTTTCTATATGGATATTATATTCTTTCATCAGGTAAGCAACAAATATTTTAGCAGTATCTTCAGATATTGTATCTTCGCCAATTTCTATTGATATGCTTGACCTATTACCAGGCCCATTATATCCGTCTCCTGCGTTCCAACTTGCCTCATTAAACGGTAGCTCCTGAAATACTTTATTACTGATAACAGTTAGATGCCAACTCTTATAACCATTATAGCTATCAGCATAGTCTGTAAGATTTTGAGCAGTTGCCTTACCACTTGCTGGATTATGTAAAGTTATGTATGTAGGTTTCATGGACAACTGCGACCTGGCTAATTTATTTGTCACAGGTATTAGATCCTGTGCAAATTTAATACCTGCAATATCAAATTTTGTTATTAATCCGTTTTCTATCTTCATGTTGTCACTTCCTATTCTGATTTCTTTCCAAAGAAAAATCCACAAACTAATGTGATGATTGAGCTAAAAAGCTGAAACACGTTATCTTCAAGTTTAAATTGCCCTAAAATAATAATTACTAATGTTACAACTAGAGTCAATGTAATTATACTTTTAACATCTATCAAGTCTCTAAATTTACTCTTTATCGTGGTTTCTTCTACTACTAATTCTTCTTTTATTTCACTCATTTTTCTCACCTTTTCCTTCTTTGTTTTTATATTTTATAGTTAAATAAATTTAACTATAATTCCAATAATTACACCTATAGCACCTACAGAACCAAGTATTTTTCCCCAAGTAATTTCATTGCCTTTTGATACACCTTGCTGTGCACTTACAAATTCAAATAATGGTTTTAATGATTTCTCAATTTTATCTACCATTGCTTGTAAGTCAGCAGTGGTTGCATATACTCCACTTGCGGCTAAATTCTTTTCCCTCATTGCATCACTTTGTTGGTCTTTATAAACTTGACTCTCTCTAGCCAAACGCATAGCTTCATCGTCTGCTGTAGTTTTAATTAATAGTGCTTTCTCTTTTTCAACGTTAACCTCACCATATCTTCTATCATCAGCTTCCCTTATCTCTTTGCTGTGTTTAACATCATTTTCACGCATTTCCTTATTGTGTGAAGCTTCAGCATCACGCATTTCCTTATTGTGTGAAGCTTCAGCATCCCGCATTTCCTTATTGTGTGAAGCTTCAGCATCCCGCATTGCTTCATTGTGAATTACATAATTTTCGATTATCCACTGTCCATCAATGTTACTTTTCACTGTCATAACATCACCTTCCTTATATTTTTACATAAAAAAGGACACTATTTCTAATGCCCTTAGTCAACTAATTTATTCTTTTGTTCCCTACTTTGCTCTGCCTTTTACTTTTGCAATACCGTTCTTTCCTAACAAAGCGTTCTTTAATTCTTCCAAAGTTGTTGCTGCTGTAATGTCTGCTGCAAGCTCAGCATCTACATCTATAATTGGTTCAATTGGAAGTTCTTCATGCGGTATAATGTTTGGCTCTGTATAAATCGCACCATCATTACTAAGAGTGACTTCATTGCCATCAACTTTATAAATTGTAGAATATCCACTCAACAAAGCACAGTTTATGCCACCAACTGTAAATAATTCAATAGTCGTTAAGTCTTTGCCTGTCAAGTTGGTGATTTGTGGGAAAGTAATTTCTAATAAATTTCCTCGTTGATTTATGTTTAAAATTTCTAATTCTTCATTTTGTAATTTGATTTTTTCCATATATTCTCCTTTGAAATTAATCGTGTATACAATATACCATTATATTTAATGTACCTGATAATGTTTCTGTGAATTTATTTACTATATTTACAGTAATTGTAACATAATTTCGCCTAAATATTGTTATTTGTAATTGGGCTGTATGGCCGGCAGGGTCTGTATCCACAGGCATTGCACAAAGTATATTATATCCAGCAGATATGGCAAGTGTCATATCGACGGATACATGTGCTCCCGTCGCTAAATTATACGAATAAGTCGTAGCAATTGGTATAATTAATGTGTTAATTTTATCGTTTAATGCTTTTCCTTGTTGTGCATCTAACACCAAACCCTCTGCCGTTGTTACAAGATTATTTGCTATATTAGCTTTGGGAACTAAAGCGTTAATTAGTGTCCCATGACTATTTACATCTGTTTGTACCAACTGAAAATTAGCATCTGTTCTTTCAAAGGCTAATTTCCCTGTTATTGTTCCTATGATTCGTGCTAAATTTAGAGCCATTTAATCACTCTCCTATTTCAACAAAATCTAAAATATTTATTAAATCAGATGCCTTAATAGTCAAACCACTCGAAATATTGATTTTTTCAAACTTCAAATCTATTTCGATATTTCCTAAATCTTCAACCTCTTTGATAAAACTTTCTTGCTCTTTTTCTCTAATAATATATGTTTTTTTATCTTCTGAATCTCCATATTTTCCAAGTAATTTATTTTTTTGTACATTATAATTTTGCATCTGTGGCTCGATTTCCATCAACAATTTAATCACCTTGAAGCTTTCTTTTGCAGGCAATAGCATTTCACTTAATTTGTTTAGATTTTCTATTGAAT